ACAGAGTAATTATTTTGGTTCTCTTGTTGCTAATTATATTCTAGAAGGACTGTATTTCTATAATGGGTTCCAGTATTTTTATAATTTAGCTTGTAGACAGCTAATGGCTGGAAGTGCCGATATTTTTAGGATGATTAATCGAGATGAGTTAAGTCACGTCCGTTTGTATCAAAAATTAATTGCGGAAGCATTGCAATTATTCCCAGAAGAGTCAATCAAAAAAGGTATAGCAAGTTCATTTTTAGAGGCTGTTAATCAAGAAATTAATTGGTCTAACCATATTATCGGTAATCAAATACTAGGAATTACTGAAGAAAGTATAGATCACTATACCAAATACCTTGCCAATATTCGACTAAAAGCCATCGGCTTAAATCCAATTTTTACTGAGGATAAATACAAAAAATCTCCCTATTCCCATTTAGAGAAATTCTCTGATACTCAAGGAGAAGGTCACACTAAGTCGAACTTTTTTGAAGCTACTGTTACCAGTTATGTTATGTCTTCTGGATTAACGGGATGGGATGATATTTAACAGCATCGCTCGATAAGACAGAAAGCCGTTGATGCCACCTTTTTTCGGTCGTGCTAAAAGGTGGTTATTATTGCCACTCTTATCTTGCCATGTGATAACTTCTGCTGGTGGAATACTAATTTCAGCTAAATATTTTCTGTAATTCAATTTAAATTCTCCAAATATTTTCTGATTTTATTTTACCTTAAATATCAGACACAAGAGGCGGACGGTTCTTGAAAGGATGCGCGGCGGGTAAGTTAGCGACGAGGCCCCACTTCCACGCAGCGTAGCCCTTCGCTCGTTGGAGCTCCGCCACCGACCAGACGAGATCTATCCCCACGACCTCCATAATCTTGCCGCGCCAGCCGCGCGAAAGCCCCGGTAAAAACCGATCATTGCCGATAAAGAGACTGGTTCTGTTGGAGTCTTGCGCAAAGTTTGACGCCACAACAAAAGGCTGGCTGATCGTCGGAAGAGCCACGTTGGTCGCCGTGGGGTTGCCGTTATGGAAATAAGTTCCGGTGAACCAAACAGTGCTACTGTCATTCGTGATGAGAAGATCAGCCACTGTGCCGAATGGCATATGCGAAACCAGCCCAGCAAACTCATTAAAGGGGTTCGGCCCTTCGTAATGCGCGACGATCAGGTAACGCGTCGGATTGAAGTTGGAAACCGCGAGGTTGCGCATCCCTAAATTATTTATCGCTGCCCCCCAGTCGATGGCCGGCAAGCCGTTTTGAACATTTTGTCGCAGCGTAGGGGCATTTACTAGGTCTGGCACGGACACATTACGTTGAAACCCGCTTTTGTCGCGCCACTCGGTCACACCGCCGCCACTGGTCACCGTGATGGTGGACAGGTCTGATGCATCAAACCACACTGAAAGCCCAGGTAGATTTGCGGGTGTCCATAATCGGGAACTAGCGTTAATTATTAGCATTAATTAAAATTACAGACCTTTAAAAATCGCTATCAAATTAATTACTGCTTTTCTAAAGAAAGCAAATACTTTTTGTAGAAAATGCTGATTACTTTTACTTTTTAAGATAAAAATACTATTATTTTTATCGCAACCAAAAGTAGTGTTATCAGTAGCGTCAAACCAGTGATAAAGTCCTTTAGATCGTAGTTTTACTGGTGTCCACAATTGTGATTTTTGTGATTTTTTAGATTCAAACATAACAAAACTCCTACAAGAACTAATTATTAAAAACCGCAGACACTTTGAGAATATTTTGATTCAACAATTGAGCTAACAGATTCTCGTCGTTGAATTGTTCTATTACTGCTTGTAAAATATCCGATTCAGAAATCGGATTTAATTTCCCTTCGCTATTAACAGAAATAGTAAGTCTTGGAGTTTCTCCAAAGACTGATGCCGTCATTCCCAGTTTAGCTATATTTAACTTAACATAAGGATTAAAAACAATCATTTCTGATAGAATTTTTTTGTAAGTATAAAATCGGACAGATTTATCATCGATTAAATTAGGCCTGATTTCACTATCAAAAAAAGCTGAATTAGTTGACGTTTCATTGAAAGATACAGAAACATTTGTTAATGCAATTTGGTATCTTTCAATATATTCGGGACTATTTAGGAATAAACTTTGAGCAATTAAACTATTAGGCATTTAAGTTAGCGAAGGTGTTTCGCGAAAAATTAACAAAAAGGGGATACTCAATGGTCCGCCAGTGACACTGGTAATATCGAATCGAATTTCTTGAGCAGTAGTAATAATTTGTCCTTGTCCAGATACTGTAAAATTAGCCCGGGCAGTAGTAAGAGATAGGTTAGATAGTCCTGGTATTGCCCCAAAAGAAGCACCACTACCAAAGCTAAAAGTCATTGTAGCACTTCCCACGGTTGTACGCAAATTTCGCACTTCTAAAAGAGTAATTTCTCTTAGAAAAGAAGCAACAGGAATTTGCTGTGCAGCAGAAATGTTCGTAATAGTTACTATCTCGCTTTGCAACCGACTAGCAACCCAATTAACGTCAACAAAATCCTGGAGTTTAGTAATTATCCCTGCATTTTCTGCCACATCAATAAGCCTCTAGCAATACAGTAAACTCTCCAGCAGTCGGAACATAGCTAAAAGTAACCGTAATTGATCCAGTAGTTGGCCTTGTAATATCTGGATATACATCGGCTCGATCGCCAGCAGTTCTGCGGACTTTTACGTCAACGTCAAAAGTATTAAACGTGTGGCTGATAGGGAAAGTGCTGTCAGTGCCATTGCCAATTGTGGCTTTAGATTGTCGCTTGATCACATTTGAGCCTAGTAAAGCCTGAACAGTGATAACTTTCCCTGTATCCGTATTATCATTAATATTTGTTGCGGTCGCTAAGGCTACTCGACCAGGGGTCGTCGTGGTCGCGTCGGGGACAGCCGCTCCTTGAACTGTCCACACAATCGGATCAGTCCCGATTACAGGACTCCGAGTGATTTGCCGATAAGTAACCCCTAACGTTGTCCCCGTCGAATCAGGGACATAAACAGTCGCGTTAGTTAACTCGGCTGACGTATTCGCATCTAGCGCACGAATTGCAGGGGTAGAAGCACCTTGCCATAAATAAATACCGTTCTGCGTGTTATTGGTTTGATTATTCGCTAAAAAACGCCCGTTAAGGGTCATTGTCACGCCATTTATCGAATTTCCTGGGGCGGTTAAATTGATATTCCCACTACTGTTTGCTAGTACCGCCGCTTTTTCGTTTAGTCCAGTGAAATAATTTTCCATGGTCTGGAAATTGACAGCGTGCAAAGAACCGCTAGGATCAGGGACTAATGCCGTCGCGTTAAGACCAAAAGTAACGTTGTTGTCAAATCGGGGCATAATTTACCTCTATAAAGAAAGAATTGCATATCCTACAGCAGGATAAGAAAAAGATACCTGAGTAGTATTTAAAGATAGGTGCTGCTCGTCGGCATAAATTTTTACCCAAGCTAAAGTAAATAGCTGAATTTGGGGATAAAGATTTAAATTATGATTAATTGACCAAGTATTTGAAGCGATAGATTGAGTGTGCAAAAAAAACGCAGGTAGACTTGGCAATCCCGGCGAACCCCGAACGTCAACAGCAGAGCTAATTGAAGAAACTAATCCAGATGGTCCAATATAACCACCCGTTGCTGGAGGAGTACCCGAACCTCCTGCCCAACTAACTACCTGAAAAACCCGTCGATCACCATCAGCAACCAAGGATAAAACAGGCGACCATCCAGCGTTTCCAAGAGTAGCTGAAACAATTATCTGCCTAGAACTTCCAGTTATTTCAATTGGCATCAGACTTGCCCCCTAACAACTACGGGAATTAAATCTAGTCCTAATGGTTCAATGACGAGCCGATTAGCAATAGTTCTAGAAGCTTTCAAATCAGCTTGCCAGTAATCTCTTCCTGGTTTTGGTTGTGCGATTTCTTTAAAAGCAATAGGAGTAACTTCCATTCCATCCGTAACGGTGCTGTCAACGATTAGACGAAAATAAGTATAATCTTGATATTCAATTGGATCTTCTCCATCTTCATTAGAAGGTAAAATAAAATCCCCAAACTGCAATTGATCAATTCGCCCGACTGCCATGCGATCTTCACCGAATTGCTTTGCTACATAAAAATTAATGTTCCATGTAGTAAAATCTCCCTGAACAAAAAACTCTTCATCCCAAGTTGATCCCTTTTTAATCTCGATAACAATTTCACTGGCAATCGTAGGATACGATTGCCCTTTAAGAAAATAGTTACCAGTAAGGACTTTTTGGAGCATCAATAGGTTTTGTACTGTTTCTTGTATTATATCTTGAATTTTCTTTTTTGAGATATACTTAAAAGGAAAACATAATTTATACCGCCGCGCTCTTTTATACCGCACCCGGGAGCGCGGTTATTTTTTTGTCTTGACAATTCTATTAAGACTATGAGAGAATTTTTTTTAGAAGATTGACAGGAGCTACCGTCTAAAC